CGTCAAGGTTGAAGATGTCAAAGAAGGAGAAGAAGAAGGAGAAGAATCAAAAAAGAAAACTGTTACAGAAGAATATACGGAATGGGAACAGTTAAATGGACAAAAACCTCTGTGGATTCGCGATTCATCTAAAATTAAAGATGAAGAATACAAAGAGTTTTACAAAAATTTAACATCTGATTGGAATGACTATGCCATGCACAAACATTTTAAAGTGGAAGGACAAATTGATGCTACTGGTATTTTATTCTTACCAGAAAATCCACCACAAGATTTATTCCAAGGTGCTGGAAGTGCGGCATCAAAACGTCACAAAATTAAATTGTATGTGCGTCGTGTGTTTGTTACAGATCAATGCCCAGAATTAATTCCAGAATATTTACAATTTGTTAGTGGTATTATTGATTCTCAAGATTTACCATTAACTGTTTCAAGGGAAATGCTTCAAGAAAATAAAATTATTAAAATGATTCGTAAATCAATTACAAAACAAGTTATTTCAATGATGGAAAAGTTATCAGAGGATGAGGAAAAATTTAAGAAATTTTATAGTGGATTTTCTAAAAATATTAAATTGGGTGTTTATGAAGAAGCATCTGGTGGTAGTAAATCCAATAGTGAGAAATTTATGAAATTATTACGTTTTAGTACAACAAAAGGGAATGATCGTACATTAGATCAATATGTCGCAGATATGAAAGAAGGACAACCTGGAATTTATTATATTTCCGGGGAAAGTCAGAGTGTAGTGGAGAATTCACCTTTCTTGGAAAAATTAAAAAAGAAAGGTTTTGAAGTGTTGTATATGGTGGAACCAATTGATGAATATATGATTCAACAAGTGACTGAATTCAAGGAGAAAAAACTAATGTCAGTGTCCAAAGCAGACATTGAATTAGGCGAAGAAAACGAAGATGAAAAAAAAGCATTGGCAGAAACCAGTGAACAACTTAAACCGTTATGTGATAAACTCAAAGAGATTTTAGCCGATAAAGTGGAAGATGTCATTGTTTCTAATCGAATTGTGGATTCACCATGTTGTTTGGTCACAGGTCAATATGGATGGTCTGCCAATATGGAGCGAATTATGAAAGCACAGGCTCTTGGAAATGATCAAATGAAGGAGTTTATGATGCGTTCAAAGAAAAAGATGGAAATAAACCCAGGAAACACAGTCATTCAAAATTTATCGAAAAATTTGGGAAACCCCAATCTAGAAAAATATGCTCGATTACTATTTGACACTGCTTTATTGGATTCTGGATTTTCATTGGAAAATCCACGTCAATATTCTCACAGCATTCACCAAATTATGGATATGAGTTTAAAAGTGGAATTGGAACATTTAGATGAAACAATTGCCTCTCAAAAAAATCAACCATTATCGACAATTTCAGAAGAAGAAACTAAAGAAGAGAATGTGAAAGAAAACACAGAAGCAAAAAAAGAAAAAGTCAGTGAAACAGAAGTCAACCATACAGAATCAATCAAAACAGTTGATGATGAATTAACTCCCAGTCAAACAAAAGAATTAGAATCAATTGTTAACGAAATGGTGGAAAAAACCGTTGAAGAACAAGAATCTAACGTAGGGCAAAAATTGAGTTTAGAAGAACCAGGAGAATTCGATAAATTAGATACCAGTAAAATGATGGAATTAACTGGACATGATGATAATGATGAACCTCCAAGTTTAAGTGAAAACAAATAATTAATCAACATAAATTAATAAATACCAGATAAATACATCATAAATACGATAAATTTGAAAATAATTTATAAATTCTTTTTTTTTTAGAAAAAAAATGTTTAAAACTATTTTACAAAAGTTTAAAATTCCATTGGGAATTGGTAAAAAAATTATAAATTATTTATATGATGAAGATTATTATATAAATAAATTGTTATTAAAACAAAATGATCTGGAAGAAAAAATAGAAAATTTAAAAAAACAAAAGAGAAAAAGATTGTTTTATCAAAAATTAAAAGAAGTGAAAAATAAAAATGTACATAAAATTTGTAATTTATTTGAGGAAATTTCATATATAAATTACGATGATGACATTAAACAATTTTTAGAAAATAAATATTGGGATTATTTTGATAATGCCATTGGACCAGATTGGGATGCACGAAATTATCAGTGTTACAAAAAAGCAATCTTCACCATCAACAAAATTCAATTTGAATTTGTGGAAAATATGTACGATACTTATTTGAAAGTGAATGGGGACTATGTTTTTATGTCTTTTAATTGGTTTGGATTTAAAGATCGCTTTCCCCAAATATGTTTTGAAAATGTTTCATATAAAGATTTTATGTTGGCACTTGATTTAATTTTAAGTTTCTATGGTTATCAATTATCAACTGAATTTTCACATCGATTTCTGGATAGTTAAAATTAATTCAAAATCACTTTTTTTGTTCAAGCTTGCTTTAAAATTTGATAATTCATAATTTATTAGATTCATGTGGATTAAATTTAAACCAAGTAATGACAAAAACAATGACAAAAAAATCATGTGATTCTTTATTTTATTTGCTTTGTAAATATCCACATAAAAATTGGGATTGGGATTACATCGCACATAACATTGATATAAATTGGAATTTTACCCAAGAGGATCATAAAAATCACTCTTGGATACAAGACCGTTATTTACCTCTTGTGGGAAAAAAATGTAGCGTTGAATATATACCGAGAATTCATATGGTAAAACACACAGATCATTGTATGAACACCATTAAATTCAATTATTCAAAACCAGAAAAAACTAAATTTCACATCCAAGATGATTTTAAACATTCGGAAATGCAAGTTCAAAATAATTGGAATTTTTATGATGATTTTTTATCGATTGAAGAATTAGACTATGATTCAGAACAATCAGATTCATATGATGAAGATGAATATGATGAATTTTTAGATTATTATGATGCAATAAATCCAAAAAATACATACAAGTATATTGAAGTTAATATTGATGTATTGCCATTTAAACATCTAAGTTATAATTGTTTTCATACACAAAACCAACTGAATAAACAAAATTATATTAAAACTTTTGTATATTTGAATGCAATTGTAAACCAATACCAACTCCCACCAATTTTTATTAATTTAGTTTCTGGATTTCTATTTTATTAAGCAAACAAAGTATTCTTAAATTAATTTAATTTGATTTCATTTTTCAGCTGTTTTTTATTTATCATTTTTATCCATCAATCATCCTCATCCATCAAAATGAATTCCATACTTTCCAATAAAATATGGAATATTCATAGAATTCATAAAAATCTCCAAGAATTAATAAAAACTTATTTATATGATGACAAATATTATATCAATAAACTCCGAGATATGAGATGCGAAATTAATAAAAAAATAGAACAATATGAAATTCGTCGACGCAATAAGAAATTTAAACCAATATTACTGGAAAAAATTACACAAGTGAGCAATGGAAATACAGAAATGATTGAGTTATGTAAATCTTTCCAAGAAATAAAATATCACAATTTATTTTCATTAATAAAAAACAATCATCATGATATTTGGGAAAATTATTATGATCATTTATCCTCTCGTTATATTCAATCTGATTTTACTATTGGAAAAAGAAAATTTTCTCTTTATTTACAAACTTATAGTGATAATTATATGCCTACTCCGGGACAATGCGCTATTTACACTAAATGTACTAATCAAGATGAATTATTTCATGAGGGAAGATGGAGTAATTTGATGGCAAAAGAAGTTATTAAATTATCATTTAATAATTCAATAACTTGTCATGATCTCATGATCATGATGGATACGATATTGCAAGTGTATTATGAAAATTACAGTATGATACAGCAATTTGATGATGAGTTTTATATAACGGAAGATTGATAAATCAAAAAAAAATAAAATTTTGATTTTTCATGTTGATTTTTAATTTATTTTTTCTTGTTGATTTTTCATGTTGATTTTTTCTCTTGCTCCTCTTCTTCCTCTCTATCAATCAGCCATCGCTTTTTAGCTTCTTTATAGGTTTTTTTATATTGATCTGTGGCATAATCTGAATTGTACAAACCTAAAAAAAATTTATGATCTTTGTCATTTTCATCTTTACTAAAACATATATCAAATTTATTAATTGCATTCATTTTTTGTCCTGTTATAATATCTTTGAAAAAACGAATTATACTTTGTGTTAGTTTATTTGATGTGTTCACTGTGGCATTACATATTTTGGTTTTATTTTTATTTATATGAATATCAAATGTTTCCAACTCACTATGACGTTCATTACCATTTATGTATGTATAATTATAATCAATTGGATATTTAGTTTTTTCTAATTTTTGAATAAGTTCAAATATTTCATTTTCATGTGGCTCTTTATCATATATATGATCTTCTCCATTTTTGTAAATTGTATAATCAGTATCATTGACATAATATTTTAAATCATTACAACCTAATTCAAACTTTGAATCATCATTTATTAAAAAAAGATAACAACTAAACAAAGTACCATCACCATTAATATTATCAAATGAATATTTTAACTCATAATCACTACTCATATTGTTTTTATTAATTGTTTTTATCTATAAGTGATTTTACACAACCAAGTCATGAGAATGATACTTCCAATTCCCAACAAGACATTTACAATTATTCCCCTATCCCTTTATATCTGAAAAAAAATATCTCAATAACAATAAAAACAAAAAAATTTGATTTTTTTTCTTTATGATGATATTATAAATTAAACAAACAACATATCACACATCAGACACATCAGACATATCAGACACTCATCATGGCCACTACCAACGCATTCGATCTTCTTGGCTCTGAGAGCGAGGAAGAAGAGATGGTGATGAAGGAGGAACCAGTGAAAGAGAAAAAGGCCCCACTGACTGTCCCAGAGACATCCAAGCTCATTTGGTGCCGAGAGTGTGCATCTGACGGAAAGCGCTCACTCTTTTCCAGGAAACACACACTGAACGTCCACAAAACACTGATCCATGGACATTGTGTCCACACTTGGTGCCGCGAGAAGTTCCATGACAAGGTGGATTTGTGTTCCCATCTCGTGGGCAAGCACAGATGGAGCATGACGGATGCTCGGAAAAAGTTGAAGATGCCCATTGTTGTGCGAAGTCGTGGTTTCAGCGTGCCCACAGCCCCAAAGGTCAACGCGATGGCGATCTTGCTGCGACGGGAACAGGAAAAGCATCAGCATGATCAAGAGACAAAAAAGATGGTCACGCGCATGCACAAGAAAGAAGAGACTGCGGTTGTGGTGACAGTGATCGACGAGGGAAAGAAGAAGGGAGGGAAGGGAGGAAAAGGAAAAAAGAAGGGAGGAAAAGGAAAGAAGAAGGGGAGGGGAAGGCGGTGAAAAGGAGGCAATGAAAAGGAAGATGGGAGATGGAAATGGGAAGGCGGGATAGAAAAATGAAAGAAAGATGTATAAAAATAATAAACATAATAATAACAAACTCATCTAATTCTCTTTTTTTTATATATATTATAAAGAATGCCAAGAAAATGTGGAAATTGTCAAAAAGTGGGACATTATCGTTCAACATGTCCTTTAACCAAAAAAAGAAAAGTTGTTGTACCATCAATAAAAAAACAAAAACGAAAAAAATCACCAAAGAAATCGCCGAAAAAATTACCAAAGAAATTACCAAAGAAATTACCAAAGAAATTCAATGTAACCGGATGAACCAATTGGATTTTTCTATGATGATTATATGGGTCATGCTGTTACGGGCAGTGGTTCTAATAAATATTGGTTGGCAAATAACAATCTTATAAAATACCTTCAAAAAGCTTTGCAATAATTAAATAATTAAAATAATTTTTATTATTTTTTATTTGTTTATAATAATGATGTGGAATAAAATCACAGATCCAAGAACAAATAAAAAATATACAATTACTTCCAAAAAAGGACAACAAATTTTAGAAAAATACGTTCAAAAAATGACTGGAGCGGGTAAAGAAGAATGTGTTGATATGTTAAAAAATAAAAAACAATGTTGGGATTTCAGTACACATCCAAATGGTGGTATATCTGGTTATATGAAAGGATATTGCACAAATGAATGGAAAAAATATAATAAAAAATTAGAATCTAATTGTGACACTTCTAAATTTAACATTGAATGTCGAGACAGTCGTGTTGGTCGTGGTTGTTTAGATAAAACAAGTGTGCTAAATAAAATCACTGCATTTGGACCAGATATGGTGGCAAAAACATGGAGTGGAATTAAATCGTTTAAGGGATTTATCTACAGTTGTGCTGGATTTTATAATACATTAAGTGAGAGTGAAATTGATAATTTAAGTAATATCGCAGAATCCATTAAGACAAAAAAAACAAATGTACAAGAATTAGGCAATGCGTTGGATAGTCTTGGTCCAAAATCACAAAAAGCATTATTAGAAATGACTAATATGGATTCTCCTGGTTTCAAAATGATTTTAGAAACAGATCAAAAAACAGGTGATTTGGCTGGGTCCATTCGACATTTTGACGATGCCATGAAAGAATCAAAAATCGATCATGTTGTCACAAATATATATGAACAATCTGTTACTCCTGCCGCAAAACGTCGATCAACTACTCGGTCACCAAGACGTTCTTCTCAGTCACCAAGAAGATCACCAAGAAGTTCATTAAAAAGAAGTTCATCAAAAAGAAGATCACCATCAAGAAGAGAC